GTCCTGTGCGGCTTCGATATGCACGGCAAGCGGGGCGAACACTGGTTCGGCGATCATGCCTGGCGCCGCGGCTACCGATCGCGCTATGACCTGTTTTTAAATACCTTCAAGGGCGCGGCGGGCGAATTCCTGGCGCGCGCGGAAGTCGTGAACTGTTCGCCTGGTTCGGCGCTGAAATGTTTTCCGTTCATGGAACTGAGGGAAGCGCTCAATGGCTTGCCAGACCTGCCTGAAGCTGCGCCGGAAACTGCCGCCGCTGCTGCGCCGGCGTTTCGAAGCGCTGGACCGCAAGCTGCCACGGGGGCGGCCTGATGCCAGTCCTACTTCGACCGTCGGGGCGGATAGCGATTCAGGCGGGACGGTTCCGTCACCGCGTGACGTTGCAAAGCCGGACGACGGGTCGCGATAGCACAGGGGGGATTGTCGACACATGGACCGATTATCTAACAGGTGTGCCCGCCGTCATCGAGCCGGCAAGCGGTCGCGAGTATTTCATTGCAAAGCAAATCGCTTCGACGATGGATACTTCGATCACGATCCGCTGGCGGCCTGGGATAGTCGAAACAATGCGTGTCTTGCACGGCGCCGATGTGTACGACATAAACAGTGTTTTGCCGGATTCGGATAGCGGTCGCGAAACGCTGTCGCTGATTTGCACGAAACGCGGTGCCGAAGGCTTCAGGTCCTAGCCGTGCCAGTTGTACTCACTGGGCTTAAAGAAGCCGTCGACAATCTGAAGCGCATCGGCGCCCTGGACGATGGCAAGGTATTGCGCGCCGGCGTCAAAGAAGCCATGACGTCGGTTCTACTGCAGGCCCAGGCGAGCGCGCCATCCGGCGTTACAAAGCATCGGCTTTACACCGGCGAACTGGCCTATCCTGGTTATGCGCGCCAGCACATCGTGCTGACGACCGGCATGACGAAGGACAAGCAACGCGCCTTTGCCGCGGTCGGCCCGACGAAGGCCGCCTACTACGTGGCGCAGTACGTGGAGTTTGGCCATTTCACGCGCGCCGGCACGGCGAGCGGGACCGGCGGACAGCGAAATCGCAGGGACAATCGCAAGCGCAAAAAAGAGGGTGACGACTGGATTCCGCCGCATCCCTGGCTGCGGCCCGCGTTCTACCAGAACCTGGAACGGATCGAAAGCGCCCTGGGCGGCAGCTTTGTTCAGTTCTTCAATACCATTAAGCCGTCGGGGTCGGCACTATGATCGAAGCGGGCCTGACCGATCGGCTGACGAATGATGCCGACCTGTACGCGTTAATCGCCGGTCGCGTCTACGGGCTGATCGCGCCGCAGAATATCGTCACGCCGTTCGTGGTATTCACTAAGATCACCGACGTAGCGGACGGGGGATACTGCGCGCAGGACCCGATGGTCGAATCGCTGTTCCAGTTCGACAGCTACGCGAAAACCTACCAGCTATCGCTGCAGGTCGCGGCGGCGGTGCGGGACGCATTGATTGATTTTCGTGGACCGATGGGTGGCGCCCACGTCGGTTCGATCAGGCAGCAGGGGGAAATTCAGCTACTGGACCCTGAGCCTGGTTTATTTCGGGTGTCGACCACGTTGTTCATTTGGCATAGCAACCTAACGGAGTAATTTGACATGACCGAACCAGCCAGTTCTTTCACTCGCATCGGGAACGAATTTACGTTCCAGATAGGTTCCGGTTCGCCGCCGACGTTCGCAGACTTCTGCGCAGTGGTCGACACCGGGAACATCGGCGAATCAAAGCCGCAGATTGACGTGACGTCGCTTTGCGACGATGCGCGCGTCTATCGCGCCGGCCTGGCCGACGGGGCGCAGATCAGCCTGAAGTGCAATTACATTTCAGGCGATCCGACCATCCTGGCGCTTTATGCCGCCTACGATAACAACACCATCGAAACGTTCCGGCTGCTGGCGGATGACACGTCGCCGGAAGAAACCTTCGAATTCCAGGCGGCGATCCTGGGATGGAGTGTTGCCACGCCCGTCGGTGCGAAATCTGAAGTCAGTTTCACGCTGAAAATCAGCGGGGCGGTGACCAAGCCGACGGCCTGATCCGATCCATCCACAACTGAAGGAAAAAGAAAATGACACGTTTTAAGCTGCAAGAAGCGACGCTGGAAGTTCGGGGCGAATCGTTCGTGGTCCGGGAGTTGACGCATTCCGAACGAACACAATGGTTAAAGGCGGCCAGGGAGGATCAGGAATCCGCGCCGGCGCTGTTGGTTTCGTTCGGATGCGTCAAGCCTGCACAGACGGTCGAATCGGTCGGCGAAATGCCTGGCGCAATGGTGGCGCCGCTGTTCAATGCGATCCTGAAAATCAGCGGCCTGACCACAGGGGAGGACGGCGAAAAAAAGTCTGACGCCAGATGAACTGTTTAGGTGCAGGGTGAGTCTGGCGGTCGGAATTTTGCCATCGGAAGTCGCGGAACTGGGGGCATCGGACTATGACCTGCTGCGACGCTACTGGTACGAAGAACCGTGGGGCGCGTATCGCGATAATTTGCACACCGCGATCGTCGCGCGTGAAATTAGGCGCACGGCCTACAAGGGCGACCATAAGCTGGCCGACTTCCTGCTGCAGCGGCCCGAACGCCGTGAGGCCGAACAAAGGTCGGGCGTGTTCAATATGTTCCGCGCACTGGCGCATAAGGTGAAGCGCAAATGACCGACATCGCACGACTGGTCGTCAAGCTACAGGCCGATATAGGCGAGTTCACCGCGCAACTGGGCAAAGCAACACAGCAGATTTCGAAGTTCGGGTCGGACGTTGAAAGCGCCATCAGTGGCGTCGCCAAGAACATCCTGGGCCTGCTAGTCCTGAAGGAAGCGCTGGACTTCGCGGAAAATATCGCGAAGTCGACCGCGGCCCTGGAACGAATGTCGCAGCAGGTCGGCATCGCTGTCGAATCACTGTCCGAACTGCAGTTCGCCGCGAAGCTGCAGGGCATCGACGACCTGACGCCACAACTGGATCGGCTGGCCAAAACCGCCGGCCAGGCGGCGGAAGGTAACGAAAAGGCCATCGAAACCTTTAATGCACTGGGCGTGTCGGCGACCGATGCGCGCGGCAAGCTAAAGCCGACCGAACAGCTACTACTTGAAATCGCGGATTCGTTTTCGAAACACGCCGACGGGATCGGAAAGTCCACCCTGGCGCAGCAGACGTTCAGTCGCAGCGGACCGGAGTTCATCGCGTTTCTGAATCAGGGCGCGAAAGGCATCAAGGAAGCGAAGGACGAAGCCGTCGACCTGGGCCTGAATGTAAGCGAAGCCACGGCGAAGGCCGCGGACGAATTCGAAAAGAACATGGTTCGCATCAGCGAATCGTTCAAGGGTGTATTTTCGCGCGCGGAAGCGGACGTCCAGCCGGAACTGAAAAGACTGACCGATTCGGTCGTCGCCTGGGCGAAACAAAAAGACAACGTCCAGGAAATGGACGACATCGTGGCGACGGGCTTCCGCCTGGTGGCGACTGCCGCCGTGCTGGCCGTGGATGCCTTCCTGATCCTAGGTAAAGCGCTGGCCGGCATCGTCGCGATTAACGAAGGCGTGTTCAAGAGTACGGTCGCCGTCGCGGAAGCGTTCGAAAATCCGAAACAGGCGTGGGAGGATTTCAAGGAAGGGCTGGTCGACGTCAAGGTCGCGGCGCAGGAAACCTTCGCCGATATGAAGTCGACCGGCGATCGGGGCGCCGATGAAATCGCGATCATATGGGGCCGGGCGGCCAAAAGCGTCACCGACGCACAGGCGGAAATCGACAAGGCGACGAAGGCTGCCGCCGACAAGGCCGCCGCCGATCGGTCGAAGCTGCCGGCGTTCCACTTGCCGAACGCGAACGACGTCAAAGGCATCGACAGTGCGATCGAAAAGCTGGGCAAACTGGACGCCACGCTGCAACAGCAGGCCGCCACCTATGGGTTAAGCCAGGGCGCGGCGCTGGCCTATGACCTGACGCTGGGCGCGCTGGCCAGTTCCGTGAAAAAGCTGAATGACCTGAGTCAAGACCGCGCCGAAAAGGAACTGAAAAAACTTCATGACCTAAACCAGATCACGGACGAACAGTTCAAAAGCTGGACCGCCGCCGTCCAGGCCGGCGAGCGCCTGGGCGATGTGATCGGCCAGCGCGACCTGGAAACGATTTATAAAATCCAGCGCCTGAAGGATGTCGACGCGTTTTCGAAGCTGGATCAGCAACTGCTGGTCCTGACCGGCCATTTCGAGGAAGCCGCACAAGCCGCGACCGACCTGGCGCAGCGGTCGATCGCCATCGACCAGCAGGAAGCGATCGACCGGGCGGACAAGAGCCTGACCAGCCGCAAGGCTATTACCGAACAGCTTAACGCCGCCCAGTCGCAGTCCGTCACGATCCTGGAACAGTTAAAGGTCGCGACGCAGAATCTGGAAGCCGCCGCCGCCGCCGAAGGCGGACGGACCCTGGCGATCGCCGGCCAGGAAGCCGCCGCGCGGGCGCGCGCGAAGGCGGACCTGGAAGCGCTCTACCGCACCATCCAGGCGCTGGCGCAGGCCACCAGCGATCCGAAGCTGGTGGCCGAAGCGCAGGCGCTGCAAAAAGCGATCGCCGACATCAGCCTGAATCCGAACGTGATCCCCGACCTGCAGGCCGGCGCACGCGCCATGGCAGCACTGGCATCGGCCACGCAAGCCGAAAAGCGGGTGAACGAAGAACTGACCGAAACGTTCGCGAAACTGAACGCCGAACGCAACCTGGGTCAAATCAGCGACCTGGAACTGATGCACCAGCAGGACATCGCGACCGCGAAAGCGCTGGCCGACCTGAAGGCGCATCAGGCCGAACTGGCAGCCATCAATAAAGATTTTGCCGGCTCGAACAAAGACGTCGCCGAAGAACTGGCGCGCGTGAATTCCGAAGTCGTGGCGCTGGAAGGTCAGATTGGCCAACTGGCGCGCACCATCCGCGAGGATTTCGAAAACGCCGCCACCGACGCGTTCACTTCCTTCGCAACGGGCGCGCAGTCCGCCAGCCAGGCGGCGCACGCGTTCATAAGCGACATTCAAAGGCAACTGATCGAACTGGGATCGCGGGCGCTGTTCCAGGACTTTTTCGGCGACGTATTCGGCCCGGAATCGCCGATCGGGAAAATCCTATCGGGCGGCGGCAAGGGCGCCGGCCAGGGCGCCAGTATGCAAATCGCCATCGAAACGGGCGGCGCCACCGCGGCGACGGAAATGTCCGCCGGCATTGTGGGCGGCGCGTCGATCGCCGCCGGTATGCTGGCCGCGGCGGTCGCCGGCGCGGGCGCCATCCAGGGCGGCGTGGGCATAGAAAGCCTGGTGACGGCAGCCGGCGGCAGCGATGCGTTCGGCACGGGACTGTGGAACCTGGCCGGCATTACGGGCCTGGCCGGCGGCGGCGACTTCGATGCGGGCACGCCTTACATCGTCGGGGAGAACGGACCGGAACTGATGATCCCAGCCACCGACGGGCGCATCGTGCCGGCGAACGCTTGGGGGAAGGGCGTGCAGGTCGTCAATCACTTCCACATTGAAGCGCCGAAAGGCACGGTCAGTCGGCAGACGCAGGGGCAAATCGCCGCGATGGTCGCGATGTCGACCAGCGCTGCGTCCATGAGGAACAACTGATGACTATCACCGCCGACACGCTGCCGACTTTCCCGGAATGCCCGGCTTTCGGATTCACGTCGGAGCCGCGTTACCTGGTCAAGCCGATCGAACGCGAAGGTGGCCAGGAACGCGTCGATCGCCGCTGGTCGCGCCCGCTTTCCTTTTTCACCGCGGTGCCGACCGGCAACCGTGACGCGTCGGTCATTCAGAACCTGCTGGTGTTTTGGCACGCCGTCGGCGGAATGTCCGGCAGCTTCCGGTTCAAGGACTGGACCGATTATAAAAGCTGTAAGACGAACGAAACGGCGAGCGCACTAGACCAGCCGTTCGAAGAATTGACCGGCGGCGAATTCCAGATGGTCAAGGAATACACCGCGGGATCGCTGACGCAGATTCGCGAAATTTATCGCCCGGTCGGCTCCACGATCACCGTCGCGAACACACTGGGCGCCGTTCAAACCGACTGGACCCTGGACGAATCGACCGGCATCCTGGTGCCGGGCGGCAGCTTCGTCGGTGACGTCGGGTCCTGGGGCGGGGAATTCGACCTGTGCTGCCGGTTCACGTCTAACCTGGCGCTGGTTATCGTCGACGGGCACGAAATCCAAAGTGGCAGTTTCACATTGCGGGAACGGCGCCCTGAATGAAAACGATCCCCGGTCCCCTTCAGTCGCACCTGGAAGGCGCCACGACCACGCTTTCCCTGTGCTGGCTGATTACGAAGCGCAACGGCGTGCAGATACTGGGCACCGACCACGACCAGGACATCGTCATCCGAACCGGCGACCTGGCAGGGACCTATAGCGCCCGGTCGAACATTCTTCCTTCGAACACGAAATCGAACGCCGACCTGGCGGTCGATAACATGGACGTCCAGGGCGCGGTCGGCCAGAACGAAACGCTCTATCTGGACGTCAGCGTTCAGGACATCGAGGCGCGGCTGCTGGACTTCGCCGCGGTCAAACTCTTTTTTGTGAACTGGCAGGACCCTGATATGGGTCAGGTCCCGATGCGCTCCGGGTTCCTGGGCGCAATCACCTATGATTCGTCGGGCGGCTATAAAACCGAAGTGCGCGGCCTGGCGCAGAAGCTGCAGCAGAACATCGTCCAGACCTATTCGGATAAATGCACCGTCATCCGGTTCGGTGATGCGCGCTGTAAGGTCGATGCGGCTGCGCTGACCATCAACGTCGTCGCGGCATCGGTGACATCGCGCCGCGAATTGACCGTCAGCGGGCTGACCATCCAGCCGACCGGCTATTTCAGCCTGGGTAATCTCACGGGGGTGACGGGCGCGAACGCCGCCGTGCTGCGCCAGGTCCGGGTCGATACCGACGGCGCGCTGCAACTGTTCGAAGCCTTCCCGCAGGATGTGGAGGTCGGCGACACGTTCACGCTGTCGCCCGGCTGCGATCGTCTGGCCGGCACCTGCCTTAACAAGTTTGACAACCTGGCGAACTTCCGCGGCTATGGGCTGCTGATCCCAGGCGTCGATGCGCTGCTGTCGGGCGTGGCCAGCACGGTCAAAAAGGTCGGCGCCGCGGAGGAAGGCGGCGCCATCGTTCCGATCCCGCCTGTGTCGCCGGCGCCGGTCCCGCCGACGCCGACCGGCAAAACCTACAACATGGGTTTATATACCGCGATCGCGCCCAGCCAGCATCAGGTCGGCGACGACTCCGGGTCATTCTCGTTTTCGAACGGCACCATCACGATCACGGGCAGCTATGCCGACGGCGCACTGCCTGGCGGCCACACCGGCACGACCGGCAGCGGCGTGTCGCCGAAGAACCTGGCGTTCACTGGCAATCACGGCGTGCTGATGCGCTATGACTGGGCGGAAGTGGAGCCGGCGAAGGACAGCTACGATTTCACGCGCATGGACGCCGATTACGCGCAGTGCCTGGCGCGCGGGATTCAATGGGCGCCGATGATCGTCGTCAAGAAGTTCGACGGCACCAGTCCGGCGCCGGCGTATCTGAGCGCCTACGTCGCCAGCGGCAGCGGCGGCCAGGTCATGCTATGGCGCTGGAACATGGCGGTCATACAGGCGCGCTGGGCGCGGCTGATGGCAGCGTTCGGCGCCCGGTATAACGGCTGCCCGAACCTGGAAGGACTGGTGACGCAGGAAACGGCCAACAGCGTCACGCTGACCGGCACCGGCTACGATTCATCGGTCTACCTGGCGGCGCTGAAGGCGGAACACGACGCCATCCAGCTTTACCTGCCCGACCACCCGCACATCGCTTTCCAGAACTTCATGAACGCGTCGACGATCGCGATCGGCGACAAGCTGCTGGACGAATACGCGGCTTATATCCAAAAGGACGGCGCGGTCCTGGCCGGTCCCGACCTGGTGCGGTCCGGGAGCGTTAATTCGCGCTGCTACGGTCGCGCGGTCGCCTACCACTTCGGCGGCACGACGGCCAGCGGCGTCACGTTCACATCGACCGGCCCGACCGGGCAGTCGGTTCAGCACAGCGAATGGTCGGGCGCGGTCGGCCCAGGCCCGACGCCGATCCCGGAAACGGTCGATGACCTATATGACATCGGCACCGGCGCGATCGCCGGCACGCCGTTCACGCAACACTGCGATTACCTGTTTTTCGACTACAGCCAATCGACGAACCCGAACGGCGAGAACTATAACAACGCGTTCGTCCCGCTGGCCGCTGCGCATCCAGGACCGATCGGCACCTGGATTCCGCCATGAACACGTTTCGATCCCTTGTCGACTTTTATCGCTGGTTCTTGCGCCAGCCGTTGGACACTTTGCCTATTCTCAATGATGGCGGCACGGAATACATATTCGGCGGAATGGTGATCCATGGGCTGGTGCTGTGTCGCAAGCCGCCCTACCAGGTCGAAATGTTTGTCGGTCATGGTCCAGGTAGGGTTCCGGGACACGCGCATCCAAATGTCAGTTCCATAGAAGTCGCAGTGAGCGGGGATATTCGGTTTTCCGTGGAAGGGCGCGAAGTGCTGAAAGATAAAATGCTTGAAACAGGTCCAGACGGGACAATGCGCGCGAAGGGCGCGATGGTACGGATCAAAGAAGGCGTAAAACACGGCGCAACAGTCGGCGCCAAAGGAGGGGCATTCCTGTCTGTGCAAAGGTGGCTTAATGACGTCGAACCGTCCAGTGTGGCGTTAGATTGGAAGGGGCCTGGCTTTGTTAGAAGGTAACGAAATCCCAGCGTCGGAACTGATCCTGGAAGCGCGCCGGCTAATCGGCGTGCGGTTCTTGCATCAGGGCAGGGAGATCGGCAGCGGTGTCGACTGCATCGGACTATTTGCCGCAGTGTTCACGCTTCGCGGAATAGACCTGGCCAAAGAACTAGGAGTGACCGGGAAAGTTTCTTATGGACGTGAACCAAGTCCGCTACTTTTGGAAGCGACGAACCGTTCGTGCAGAAGGCTTCAAACGCTGCGTCCCGGAGCGCTGCTACTTTTCAAAATGCGAGGCGCAAAGTATCCGCACCATACTGCGATTTATACGGACACTAGAACCTTTATCCATGCAGACGGCGCACGCAAAAATGTGGTGATAGAACAGACTCTAGGTGCGCCATGGACGCGGTTCCTACACTCTATTTGGGCGGTTCCGGGTGTTGCCTATCCTGAGGATGCGACTTCGTGAGTAACGCCGGGCAAATTGCCTTAGACATCGTCGCCGTCGCTTACGGCTTTTATAGTGGCGACTGGGGCACCGCGCTGAAGTATTTTGCGATCGCGAACGCCGCCGGGCAGGTCTTGTTCCCGACGCAATTACCGAACGTCAGCGGTCCCAGGCTGAGCGATCACCAGACCACCACCGCCACCATGGGCGATCCGATCGTAATCGGATATGGCGTATTCCCGACGACGGGCACAGTGATATTCCTGGACGAAGTTCAGGAACATGCCACGACGAAAAAGGTCGGTGGCAAGGGGACGCCCAGCCAGAAGCAAACCACTTATAGCTATACGCAGTCGATCGCGATCGGCCTGTGCGAAACCACGTCCATGCTGGGCGCGAACAATCCGATCCTAGGCATACAGCGCATTTGGGAGAACGGCGAACTGGTCTATGACGCCCGACCGATTCAGCCGGAAGAAACTAGGTCCGAACATGGGCACGACAGCACGGTCGGCACCTACCAGCAGCGGCTAGAAAAGAACGCCAAATATGCCGAAACCTTCGTGCTGTACCTGGGCACCGAAACGCAGGACCCTGATCCGACGATAGAACTGCAGCAGGGCGTCGGCACGACGCTGTCCTATCGCGGACTGGCCTACATCGTCTATCCCGACCGCCTGCTGCGCTCCGACCAGGGAACGCGCCACCCGACGTTTAAGTTCGAAATCCTGGCCGCCGGTTCGACCGAAGCCACCGTCATCGACCCGACCTACCTGCCAGGCGGCGAGCATTCGCTGATTCAAATCGACGTCGTGTCGGTCGACTGGGACAATTTTCGTTATTACATTTGGAGCGGGTCGCCAGGCGCGCACATCATCCTGGCGTTCGACCTGCTGACGAATACGCAAATCGCCGAGAACGACACGTTTTGGGACAAGACCGCATCAGCCGATGCGAACTTCGTGATCCTTTCGGACGGCAGCCTGCTGGTGCAATGGGTCGAAGCATCGCACGCGTACATCATCAAGATGAACCCGACGACGCTGGCGCCGATCGGCGTCGCCGCCAGCTATCCGCTGACCAGTGCGCTGTGGCAAACCTGGGCGCTGACCACGCTGAATTTCGGATCAGGTCCGGTCGATTACCTGTGCGCCGCCGGCGCCTTCGCAAAAGTCACGATTACGGATTGCTCCACCCTGATTTCCACGACCACGTTCACCTACACCGACCACCCGCGGATTTGCGCTGGATTGACCGAAGGCGGCAACGGGGTGTTTTGGGTCATATCGAACACGCCCCGCATTTTCGGGCCGACCGGCGGCGACATCGCCGTTCACAAAATCGTCGTGGAAAGCGGCACGATCACCAGCACGCTGATGCACACCTTTGCGCCAGCAGACATCGACGCCGGCTGGGGGTACATCACGACCATCGGGGATATGATCCTGGACCCCAGCGATGGCCACATCATCATGCGTGTCGCGCATTCGCTGGACGGCAAATTCGTAAAGTTCAACGGCGAGGATGGCACAATCGACTGGGCGACCGACATCGCCCTGGGCGCGAACTATGACTATGCGTTCGGCCACGCCGGCATTTCGGACAATGCCATCTGGTTCACGGATGCGGTCACGACCGGCCACTACTTCAGCCTGAACGCATCGACCGGCGAACTGACCAGCGTCGATATTTCGGGCCTAATAGCGGGCGCCACGGATGGCGCGGCGGCTACCAATTCCGGCCTGCTGGGCGGGGCGATCCTGACGAACATCAATTCCGACGGCGTGCCTGGCTGGTCGCTGATCCTGCCGGCCAGTCCGATCGCCGGCGATGTGACGATCGCCGACATCGTCGCCGACCTGTGCGAGCGGTCGGGCCTGTCCGATCACGACACGTCGTCCCTGGGCGATGAAACCGTCGAAGGCTACACCATCGCCACGACGCCGATGAACGCCAGGGACGCTATCGTGCCGTTGCGATCGGTCGGGTTCTTCGACAGCGTGGAAACCGGCGACCTGATGAAGTTCGTCAAGCGGGGCGGGGCGCCGGTCGTCACGCTGGGCGTCGACGACATTGGCGCCATCGAGTCGGACACGAATGACGATCCGCCGCCGGCGAACAGCGTGTCGATCCCGATGGAGTCCGACCTGCCGCAGCAGCTTCGGGTCAGCTATATGTCGCCGGACCGGAACTACCAGCCAGGCCAGCAACTGTCGCCCGTGCGCTTCGACACGCTGTCGCAGAACATCGTGGACGTGCAACTGGGCGGCGTCTGCATTACCGACGATGTCGCCGCCCAGGTCAGCGAAATCCTGTGGAACGATGCCTGGCAGGCCGACCATACCTTTACGTTTGCGGTCGACCAGTCCTTCGCCTACTTGGAGCCGACCGACGTGGTCCTGCTGCCGATGCAAGGCACGCAGTTCAGGGTCCGCATCCTGACGATCGACGACGCGTCGCAGGTCCTGCGGACCATCACCGCGGTGACCGATGACGACGGCACCTATGTGTCGGAAGCCGTCGGGCAGCAGAACCCGACCACGGTCACGATGAAGTTCCAGGCCGAAAGTTCGCTGATCCTGATGGACGCTCCGCTGCTGTTGGACGCGAACGATACCGGGCGCGTCAGCGCGCCGATGTACTCCGCGGTATTCCCGGTCG